CACCCACGAACATCGTGCCAGGGCGGCGTGTCAGCGGCCCACCGATCACCGGTACGAAGTTGTCACAGAGCGCCAAGCCCGAATAGAACTTCTGGAGATCGACACGGCTCTCCAGGAACGGCGAGAGTTCACCGCTGTTGAAGCTACTCCATATCGGCGTCGCCCTCGGCATGCATCACGCAATCTGAAAGGGGTTAGGGCCGCCATCCTGGAACGTGCCATCAAGGATGAAGCCTGCATTCCATGCGGCTTTAGGAAACTGCGTGATCGTCACTTCACCCGTGCGGATGGTGATGTACCCGCCAGAGACGAGCATGTAGCTGATGTCCTCCAGCTGGATGAAGTACACACTAGAGCCATTCGGTATCCGTAGCCACGTCATGCTCACCCCCTGAACCGAGCCATTGTCCACATGCCGTCACGCAGTGCCATCTTCGGCTGGATGATTGCATTCGCACGCTTAGCCCTCGTCACGAACTGCGCCATCATGGACAGCGGCCGATCGGACGCAGCCGCACTCCCGGTGACGCGTGGTGCAATCTCCGCAGCAAGCTTGGCCGTCAGCGCATCTACGAACGTGGGTGGGAAGAAGTTACTGTTAGTCACACGCGCCACGTATCGCACAGGTAGCGCCATCGGCACCTGCGGCGTGTTCGTGACGATCGTCTGACCTTCCAGTTCGTACTGCATCATGCTCTGTGGCATGTAGCCTGCAGGCATGGCGCCGACATCCGGTGACATGGGGTACCATCCCCATCCCGGCACGCTGCCCGGTGCGCCATTTGGCACAAGCCACCAATCTGCAATCTGCCAGATGCGGAGGCTGTCATCCGGAACTTGGTACGCGGTCGTCCATCCCCATGCAGGCGCTTCGGTCAGCGCAGCAAGAAGCGCACGCTTCATTGCGAAGATCCATGGGTAGTCGCCAATCAGCCCGTCACGGCATAGGGCGTAGCAGTCCTGCACCGCACGGGCTTGGTCACTGTTCTCGTTGAAGTCGCGTATCCGCTTATCGCTGATCCAGGTCAACGCGCGGTTCGCAATGTCGACCTCGGACACCATGGCGCGTCACCTTAAGGCGTACGTGCGGGCGGCGGGAAGTTCCAGCCTTCCAGGATCTCGGTGATCTCAGCCAGCGCCTTGATGACCAACTCCTTGCGCGTGAACACCGTGGTGGAGAATGTCACCGTGATGTTCGCAAGCGCAGTGTCGCCAGCCGACGTGATCGTGACCTTCTCAAGCGCCGTGCCAGGTGCAGATGTAACGGTGATGTCAGCCATCTGTGTCTCCTCATGTGCGAAGGGGGAAGGGTTTCCCCCTTCCCCCTCTCCGCCAACTTCCCGCAACCGTCACGACTTAGTTATTCAGCGTCTCGATCACGACCTTGAGCGTCCCCGAGGCCGGAAGCGCAGCCGCCGCGATGAGGAACACAATCTCCCCACCATCCAGCACGGAACCCAGATTGGCTGCAGTCATGTTTAGCACTGTGTCCGTGTTGGTCGTAGTGTACGCCGCCGCAGCAACCAGCGTGACCGACGTACCATCTCGCTTGTCCCACCGCACAGCAAGTGTGGCCGTGCCAGTAGACGTGCCAGTGTTCAGGCGGATGGAACTAATCATCTCACCTGGCGCAGGCCGTGCAATCACGATGGTGTCCGCAGCCGGCTGCGATGCGAACGTCACCGTCGTTGCGTACGACCGCATGCGCGCGCCCTGCGACTTGCCGGACGTGCTCTGCGCTGCCTGGGTACCAACGGCTGCCAGCGCGTTGCCATCCCAGCCCGATGCATAAGTCTTAGCCATGTGTCACCTCCTTACGGCGTCTCAGTGACGGTAAGGGCGACCACCTTGTTCTCCTGGTAGCGCGCCGCACCGAGCACGCGCTCGGTCCACACCTGAGCAGAGAAGTTCTTGTCCGGCCGCTCGGTGATGCGAGTGTCCAGACCGCGCCACGTGCCCTCGACCACAGCATCTGCCATGTACACCGGGATGACACGGTTGTTCGCAGGGAGCGCCGCACCGGTCGCCGGATTGGTCAGCGTGATCGAGCCGTTCGGCGTTGCGCTATACTCGATGAGCTTGAAGTAGATGCCCATGAAGTAGCGCACCACGCCATCGACCAACGGGCCGTTGCCACCGTAGTCCTTGTTCGTGACCTGGATGTCCTCCAGCAGATCTTCCCACTGCTCGGCAGTGATGGCTGCCCACACACGCATGCGCTGCACGTCATTGAAGTTCTTGATGAGGAACTTCATCGCGGCACGCAGCTTGGCAACGTTCAGACCAGAGGCCACGCCACCAATGTCCGTGCTCAGCACATTCGCAGCCGGCAGCAATGTCGCAACGGGCGAAGTCTTGCCAACGTACGCAGGGCCAAGCAGCGCCTGCACGATGACACCATCCTCCTGCCGCTGCTGCTCCATGGTGGCAGCCGACACGATGGACGACTGCGGATCAACCACAGAGTACAGGTCGTCGCGGTTGTCGATGAGAGTAGCCCACGTGACCGTCTCGGGATAAATCCACCGAGTGGTCATCGGCACATTCATGGTCGGCGTGTCGCCATTGCGCGGGCGATCGAGCATCGCCGCATCCGCCTGACCATACTGGTTGATGTATCGCGCACCCTCACCGGTGAAGGTCTGGTGCTGCACGGTGTCAGAGAGCTTGTTGCCAGGGTTCTGGAGCAGCGCCTCAACGTTCGTCTTGAACGTAGGTGCGTACCAGTTAGGGATCTGGAGCGACATGGGGAACCTCTAGGTGAGTGAGACACACACACTTTCGAGGTTCCCCGCCGCGCGGCCTCGTAGACTTCAGGCTGTCGTAGTCTCCGAGACCGGCTTCGCCACGACGGGTTCCTGTATAGCACCAGGCTTACCAGGGATCAATAGCTCTACGATCGCAAGCTCACCGGTCAGCTCAGCGAACAGATACTTCGCAAGCGGACCGCGCACACGGATGACACGATCACGCAGATCATCAAGCGAGCGCGCATTGAACGGCAGCGGGCGCCACTCTCGATGCGTGCCCTCATGTCCTGGCCGATGCTCGCACAGTTGATAGAACGTGCCATCGTGCGTGACAGAGAAATCGCCATCGCACAGGATGATACGCTCCACCTTATCCTTAGTGATCTTCGGCATTACCGCCTCCACTGTCCTTCGCCGCGCGCCTCTTGCAGCTTCCTCTCCTCCTCAGCAGCGATGATCTTGTGTGCTTCCTCCCAGCGCGACTTGTCGAGAGACTTGGCATTCGGATCACGGATGTCTGCGCTCAGCTGATTGAACCGCTTGGTGTCCGCACGCACATCGTTGATGAAGCTGCGCGCGCTCTCCTCATTGCGGAATGGCGACTGCGCGGTGCCCTGCACGATCGCACCCGTGCCACCCATCTGCTCGGCCAGATTGTAGAACTTCGTCACCATCTCTTTGGTGCCAAGGATCTTCTCCATAGCAAGCGCCTGGTCAGCCGTAACACCGAGTGCCATGAGCGCACGGCTGGCTGCGTTGAACCGCTGCTCGTACTGTGCACCCCACTCTGTCTTGAGCTGCGCGATGGAAGTCTCCACGCCCTTGGTGAAGCCCTCCTCCTGCTGCTGTATCACAGCGAACTGCTTGCCAGTGTACTCATTCCACCATGCGTTCAACGCGCTTGCCTGCTTAGGCGTGAGCCCGGCTGCATGCGCTGCGGATGCAAATCCCTTGGCAAGCTCGGGATCACCGTACGCCTCTGGCACCTCAACCTTGTAGCCATCTACAGTGTCGGGCACGCCGATCGCCTTACGGAACGCCTTCTCGCCCTCCGCATCTCCTTCTCTCGGGAGCGTGACACGCTGCGTGGATGTAATCAGCTTATCTGCGTTGACATACGACTTCCATAAGCCAGCAGGATCGAGCCTGCCCTTCGCATTCCACATGCGCCGGTCTTCATCCGTCCAATCCTTCGCCCAGTCCGGCGGCGGCGGTAGGTTGTCACGGTCAAGCGGGTGTTCGGCTGTGGGCTGCTGCACTTCCTGCGTTTGGGTCGACGCACCAGGTTGCGTTGCAGTTGGCTGAGGCGTCAACGTCGCGGTCTGTTCAGGCATCGTCCTTCTCTCTGGTTGTGAGGATCACGTCGTCGGGGCGAAGTGAGCACAGGCGGAGGATGCGGCTGTACACCGCGTTGAGCGATGCACGCACCATGGCCTGGTCTGTGTTGCTCGGTAACTCCTGCGCAGCGAACATGCACGCGCGGGCAAGGTCGTTCAGCACTCTGGTCGCAGCAGGCCCGGTCTCACCATTGATGATGAACACCTCTTGATACGCAGCAGCCAGACGGAGCAGACGATCGCGCTCCTGTGGCGTGCGCACCTGCGTGCGTTGGCGCATCCATGACGGGATCTGCTTCACGGCCGCACCGCAATAACGCACACGCCATCGTTTTTGCCCTCGGTCGGCGGGATGTACACAGCACACATGCGCACTGCGTCTACATCGACGCCTCGGTGATCGCATGCGAGTTCGAGCGCAGAGTTCATGATCTCTGGCATCTCATCTCGCTCGAACCACTGCGGGATGAAGCGCGTGCTCTCGTACGTCTTGTTGATCGTCAGACCACACGCATGTAGCTCGTTCTCAGGGATGCACGACGCCCACACGCATTCAGGCAGCGTTGCCATTGAGTTCACTCATGTCCTTCATGGCACCAGCCGCATTGGCGAGCGCCTTGGTTGCCGGCTCTGCGACCTCGGCCTGCTGCTGTGCCTGCTGCGCCTGCGCACGATCCGCACGGATGGTCGCCACCTCGCGCGGATCACGGTTGGTTGCAGCCGGCGCGCCCTGGATATCAGCGAACATGCGATACGCCTCATCGAAGTCAGGCACATCGAGCACAGGCGGATAGACCGCACCGAGTTCCACAGCGTAGGACGTTGCGCGCATGATGCCAATGCCCTGCTGTGCACGCTGCGCACGTGACAGTGCATTGTCATATCGCAGATCGATCGTGCCACCGATCTCACGGAGTTCATCCGGCATGTCAGGCAGCATGTCGAATGTGGCTAGAGCGTCGATCTCTCGCATGACCATCGGCTCCAGCCACTCCGTCTGCAGGCGGCCGAGCACCGGTGCGAGCATCATGCCGCGTTGTGCCGTGATCTCCATCACAGCCGTCGCGGTCATGTCAGGGTTCTCCTCGATCACACGCAGGAACGAAAGGAAGAACGCCTCCTCCACACGCTGTTGCATGTTGGCAATCATCTGCTCGGTAACTTGGATCTGCCCAGCAGCCTGGATCGGCTGGATGAGCATGCGTCCCTCTGCGGACATGCCACCCCAGTTCAATGCAGCTGGCATGAGCGACACTGAGCCGATGCTATCCTCCTCCGCAACAGCGAGCGGCGGCTCAGCAATGAGTTCGGCTTGGCGAATGAAGGAGCGCTGCACCTCCTGGAGAGATTGCACGAGCGGGAGCACGGCCATGAGCGGGCTGCGTCCGTACACCTCGGTCGGCATCTTGTAGAAGCGCGAGATCGCCCAGGGCCAGGATGTGAGGTAGTGCTCCTCAAGCATGACCTTCGTGCGCGCGAAGATATAACACTCCTTCACACGCAGCGCGCGCTCCGGCTCCTCAGCCGGAGTCATCTTGCGCGTGTAGTGCAAGATCTCGAACTTCTCGCTCGGCTTCTTCTGCGCGCACTCCATCACCTCGGGCGGCAGCTTATCCTTCCACTTCTCCTTCTGGAGCAACTGGTGCGCGGTCATGCCGAACCACCGGTAGACCGTATCCACCGTGCCGCGCTCGCCCTCGGTCAGGTACACTTCCCACAGCGGCACGTTGCGATAGAGCAGCGGGAACGCACCACCGTCATCCCTGATCTCGATGTACATGGCGCCCGTGCCCCATGCACCGAGAGATGTGCTATACTCCGTAGCAGCGGTCACGAAGTTGCTCGCACTATCGTACCGTGCTGCGAACAGAACATCTGCGACCGCCTCGCAATACTGCCGCACACGCTTGTTTTGCATCAGCCCCGACCACTCGGGAGGAACGACGGTGTGCCAGCGATCGTTGCGTGGGATCAGGATGCCTTCGATCACAGACGGGAAGCGCTGGCATGACACCGTGCCCGTCTCGTCGTACAGTCGTGGAGTACGCCGCTCGCCCGTGGTCGCACGGATGGGATCACGCAGGAAGTATTCCATCTCGGGCCACGTGTAATTCGTGCAGTTGGCCCATAGCGTGTCCCAGTTCCCACGCAGATGCTTGATCGCCTGGAACTGTGCGCAGATTGCCTCAGCGCCATTACCTTCGAGCGGATCGTACGCCATTTACCCCGCCTGACCGAGCAATGTGGCCGACTTAGTTTGTCCAGTAAGCGGTGGACCTGACTGTCCTGTGAACAGCGTGGCCTTCCGTCCCTGCCGACGTGCCAAGCGCAGACGTTCATCTGCTTCGGTCGCGGCCTTGTCTACTTGCGGAGGCGGCGGTGGTTCATCAGGCTTCGGTGGCTTGGGCGGACTGCCAAAGACCCCTCCCATGGTTATGACCTCCTCGCGAATGCACCCCGGCGTGACGGCGTACCATACACCGCAGCATCCGTCTCTGCATAGCGTTCCCTCTTGGTCCTCGCAGTATCGAACAGTGCCTTGCCCTCACCGCCGCCAACGAGCGCGTACTGCAACGCTTCACACGCATGCGAGGACGGCCCCTTCTCCGGTCGATCGGCATACTGCTCGCGCCCAGCAACCTGCATGCGTCTGTACCGATACGCACCCATCATGCCCTTGCGCAGGATCTGACACCTCGGATGGATAATCAGCGATGGCACACCGTCATGCAGCCGTGTGAGCATCTGCGCCACAGCCTCACGTCGGATGGTGAAGTCATTCGTGTACGTCGGGCGCGCTGGCAATCCCTTCGTGCGCAGGATCATGAACGGCGTGCGCTCATCCGTCTGACTGCGTATGTCACCGGATGGATCACCCCACACCTTCTCGATCTTGAAGCGCGCATAACGTTCGGTGAGTGTGCGTGCAAGCAGGTTGGAGAAGCGCACTGCACCCATGTCGATGGATGCAATCTCATCTAGCACGCGCCAGTTGCCCACGTAGTCACGCTGGCAGATGACCGCAGCAGGAGTGAGCCCGAAGTCAACTCCGATGATCAGGGGGAGGCTGGAGATCGGTTCCACAGGCTTGCAGTGTATGCTGTCATTATACTCCGGCATGATCGGCTTGCCATCACGGACAAACCCATAATTGCCGTGTACATAGACATTCACCCAGTCGTCCTGCTTGCCCGCCAACTGCCGCGCGTAGTATCCAGGCACAAGGTTGCGCGTGTTCTCGGCCTTTGGATCCATACCACCAGGCTGCTTGTGAAATCGGAACATGCGGTCCGTGTTACCAAGTAACCCCGCTTCACGCATCATGTTCTCTGCAACAGAGATGCTCTCCACCATCTGCCGTCCGAAGTCAGTGCTCACGTCCTCCTCAGCAATGATGTACCACCAGTGATCCGTATCTGGCGGGTTACTATCCATGATGATGCCGCTCCACTTGCCACCACCACGTGGGAAGCGGCCGACACGACCAGTGCACGCATCGAGCACGCCCTTAAGAATCTCCCTCGCTTCGTTGATCCAAACCCCTGTCAACTCAAGGGAAAGCAGCTTGCGGATGTCATCCGGCTGATCGAGCGCAAGGAACAGCACCTCCAACTCGACGTACGTCTTGCCATCTGGATGAAGCATACGCATCGAATGCATAGGCGGACCCTGCTCTCGCCACACACCCTGATCCCTCGGCATCCACTGGAACCAGGTCGGCAGTGTGGTCGTACGCAGCTCGGGGTACGTGTTACGTACAACCGCCCAACGTGACGCACGTACACCCTGCGCGTTCGGTGTCTGTTCTAGTGCATGACGCAGCACCTTGATCACGCAAGCCGTTGATTTCCCTGAGCCATAGGGTCCCATGATCCCCGTGATGAAGTTGTCATCGTTGATGAACGCACGGAGTACCTCTCCATCCGGCTCGTACCGGACGATCTCGCTCGTGTCACTCACTCACACCTCCTCTTGATGGGTCCCATCTGATTACTTCACTTGCGAATGGATCTCATTTAGGGGGTCACGCACCATATAGCGTAGCACATTCATTAACAGGATCAGTGGCATGGGTCCCATCTGGAACTGCAAACCATACGCGTGATGCACTCCACCAGCCGACGCCCCTGTCTCGCATGCGCGGGTGCCCCTCCGCCATGCGAGTTATTCCCATTCGCTGCAATGGGTCCCATATACACGCTAACATGTCTGTACATCTGCATGGTTGCGCATTCATCCTTTGAGGTAGCGCATGATTTCATCGCGGTCATCCTGTGGTGCGAGGGCGGACTTTGTACACGACATGTCATCCTGCTTCACTTCCAGTGCACCCTCACGCATATCGCCCTTTGCATTGCTATGTATCCCCCTTTGCGGCTGACTAGCTAGATGCGAACCATTCGCACCCAATCCCGCAATGACCACGCTGAACGTAGTATCCATGCGCCCCGCCACGGGTTGCACTGCCTTCCCCTCAAGCCGGTCAAAGACCATGCTGATAGCCGCGATGTCTCCGTCCTCGGCCATACTCACCAATCGCTCTGCAATGACCCGTGCCCGCTTGCGTGCCTGCGTCCCTGGTGCGGGATGCTTCTCTAGTTCATTGACCGCAACGCGCAATGCATCGCTCAACACTCGCTTACCATCATCCCGTGCCATGCCCTGCATCCCGTGTTACCCGGTAACTCACCCTGGCACAGTGACCCATGCAATGCACGCATTTACGCTATGCACTAGACGCCGTGTTCACTTGAGTTGACTTAAGGTCCACTCCTCTATAATCTGGTGGAAGGTGATTGATGCATGGTGATGCATAACACTTAGCCTCGGTGAGGCGCGGATCTTGCTCATTGTGAAACCTGCCCTAGTGTGGTCACACCATGCCGCGCGCGCACATGGAGCATGCAGCATGTACATTTGGCGAGAATGGCATGATCTTAGGCTTATACGCTTCCAAGGCCGATGCCATGGGGCGCC